TTTCTCCACTCCATAATTGCTTTCTTAGAGAGTATTGATAGAACAGTTGTGATAGATGGATATTTTTCACCAGTAGGCGTCACATAGTAACGCCCACCGTTGATTGTTTCTGTTTGTATTTCTGGTATCTCTATGGATACATGATTAAATGTCATTTCATATTAAGATTCAACTTAGAAATAATATATTCCTTAACCAAATCACTCCTTACAATGTCTTCCTTGTGGAACTCTATAAAATCGAATAACTTCATGGTTTTAATAATTTTCATGAAGTCTAGTATTCCTTGTCGTTCATCATCCCATCTAAAATCAGATTGTCTAAAATCACCACAAAAGATTACTCTACAGTTATCACCTAATCTTGTAATTACGGAGTCCAACTCCTGATATGTCATGTTTTGACATTCATCTACTATAACAATACTGTCGTTGAATGTCAAGCCTCTAACAAAAGATGTGGTGGTGAATTGAATTTGATTTCTAGATTTCAGAACTTCGTATGCATCGCCTCTTCCAAATAATTCATTAAATATCGCATAATATGGTGCTTCGTAAACTCTTGCTTTTTCTTTTACTGAGCCAGGGAGAAATCCCATGTCTCTGGTGGGAACTACACTACGAACAATCTGTAGTGTTTCTTTTTCATCATACTTATCTATGATGTCTCTAATTGCCAGATATGCTGATATAAAGGTTTTTCCCGTGCCTGCTACTCCATGTAGCATCATATGTTTTCCACTTAGATATGAATCAAAAACCTTTTGTTGTGTGTCAGTCATTGGTTCGATATCATATAGATGTAAACCGTTTTGTTTTCTCTTTGCTTGTTTGTTTAACCTTTTCTTTTGTCTGTGAGGGATATGGTAAATATTTTCGTCATAGGCAATAGAGATGTTATCGGGCATGAACGCTCCTTTGTTGTTATAGGTCCATTGAATACTTACCCTTTCTCACGCCATGCTTTTCCAGAACAGCCGCAGTCTTAGCCGATTTGCTTGTGCGACCACCTACTCTGTCTGCTAATGTTGAAGTTGGATGGGCCTCTGCAATTCGTGAAAGGTTCTCCTTCCAACCATCATCGTTCTTAGGCATTCCAGCAATCATATTCATTCGGGTAATGAGTTGTCTGATGTGAGGATTATCAGTCAGATACTTTTCACGGTCACTCATACTCATAACTTCAGTAAATTTCTCACCAGTTCTGGTGTCTTCAAAATCATATGTAGGCATAATATCTCCTGACTAATACTTTTATTTATATGGTTACAGCATTCCAAATTTCACCACTTAAGAACACGGATTCCACCACTCAGGAATATTTCTGTTTGTCCATTTTGCGAATGATGCTTTGTATTTATTGTAGTAATCACGATATGCTTTAATGCTATCGCTTGTCTTTACATCATCAGGCATTGCTTGTGTAGGTTGAGTCTTATATCCAACTGATATGTTTAGTGGTGGATACTTTAGATATTCATCGTATTTCTCACAAGCATGGTGTTTACCATATCTGTGAGTATACTCTTTCAGCAGTTCTTTCCACAGACAATATAACCAGTTGTAGTTGTTATTGCTAGAACGAGTCCAAATATTTGATGGATGATTGACATGAGACGCTTTCATCAATGCTTCTTCAAAAACAGGATTGTTCAGTTTCCATCGTTTGATTTTACGACCATTCTTAGTTCGACCATAGTATTCTTCACCATCTAATACACGATGTGCTGTTGACATAAGTTGTGCATATTCAATAATCATCTTGACACAGTGCTTATCACAATGCATCTCTGCACAAGTCTTAGGCTCTGAATGTAGATAGAATATATTCATAATATAAAGTCCTGTATAAATGCTACGACACCCATAATAAACACAACCACAATAAATGTCTGTGCCATTCTAACTGCTATGTAATCACTCATCATCAACCACCAATATAATGTTACCACTCATTGTTACTCTGTAATCATCTCTTTTATTAGGTAGAACATAATGACCTAGAGAACTAGGAAAGATTAATAGTGTGCCCTCTTCTTGTTTTGGTATTGAGGTGTGGGCCCAGACGAAACTATCTTCGTCCTCATATTTGAACAATGTTCCAAATAAATTTGACATATGATTTAGAGATGATTCGTAAGTGAAAACAAAACTATCATCATCGAATGTTCTCAACATATATGCAAAACTAAAATGTGGTGGAAAAGACAGATGCCCACCTAGATGGTTGTGTGCTTCTTGATAGTCACCCTTACCATATCTATTCATCCAACTAGAGATATCAAAACTCCAATAACCATGCGGATTGAACAGTTTCATATATTCTTTGAAATGCTCTGCGACATCATGAGTAATTTGATTTATTGGAAGTTCATGTTGTCTCAAATTACCAATAGTGCTTTGTGTTTTTGATTTCCAGTTCTCTTGAACTGTCCAGTATGAATCATCACCAATAGCGTGTTTTATACTTTCAAGATGCTCTGAATGATTGTCCATACGAGAATTATATACTGGAAATCCACCAAGTGTATTAATCACCAACAACTCCTACTCACAGGCAAAGATTCCATATGGTCGATATAATCCTTGTCGTTTATCCAGATTCTAATCCAGCGTTCTTCAAAGATAACGCCTTCTCGTTCAACAAAGCGAGAATAGGTTTCTCTCTGAACACCAGTTTTGTCTGAATGGAGTCCTTCTTTGAAAGGACCTTCAGCAATTTCGGTCATTCTACCAACCTTCCATCATCTCTTTATATTCTGCTTTTACACAATCAGCAAAGAACATTCCTTTTTCTTCCTGTGCTTTCTTCAGCAGTTCTGCTAGAGTGACTTTCATTTTTCCTGTTTCATCCATGTATTCCCAAACAAACTCTTGGGCATCCATCATGAATCCTTTGACTGCTCCCATAATTTACTCCTTTTCAAAAACGAATCAAAAGTCCTTTTTACTTCTATTATTACCATACCTAGTTAGGATTGTCAAGGGCTTTTTTGATATATTCTGGCAATTCTACACCATCTGCTCTTAACTTTATAAAGGTGGCTATGATACCATTTTCTACTCCTGCCTTATGTCCTGCTTTATATGAAAAATAAGAACAGGCAAAAATAAAAGCAAGAAATACGATTTCTATCATAGGGATTTTTCCAATCCATATTCTAGTTGTTGATATTCATCCACCCAAGTTTCAAACGCATCACGAATGATTGTCAAGTCTCTTTCATATGGTGAGATGTCTAATGTCTTCAACTGAGCATACTTATTTATGACAATACCACTATCATACTCTTCTTGTTGAACAAACTCATAAACGCTCCAATCCCATTTTTGAAATCCATCAGAGTCGTCATGAATAAATTTACCTAGAGTAAATCCATTGTAATTGAACTCAGGGTCGAAATCAGTATTTTCACTATACAGCATTTTTTAGCCTTTCAATCTGAATGTCTTTAGCGCCTTCTTTCTTCAACTCACAAGCAAGTTTGAATGCTTCTTTCATGTTGACGCATTTGATAAACTTGGGAACATAAAGTCCTTTCAGAAAACCTTCTGTTTTCAACTCATCCCAAGAAACTTTTGCTACATATCCCATTATGCGGCCTCCTCATATGGTTTCATCTCTTTCATGATTGCATCGAACTCTTTCTGATACAGACGATATGGAAGATTCATTTTGAAGCAGGCGACTTCACCACCATACATCAAGTCCATCTCATCGAACTTCTCTGCTTCCAGCAACCACCGAACAGCAGTCTTTCTGTCAGAAGTTCCCCACTTGAGCATCTCTTGAACAAAACCTTCAAACTTACGAACGGCTTCTTCTTCCGCTTTTTGTTCTGCTTCAAAAGCCTCGTTAGCGGCTTGAGCGATATACTTCGCTTCTTCCTTTAACTCCTCAAGAGTCATGGAATCAAAATCATAGTGACGACCTTTGACACCAAAAGCATCCTTATGTCCTTCATAGATAAAAGTCTGAAGTTCATACCGTTCAAAATCTTCTACAGTATGAACACCCATCTCAGCCCAATGCTCGACATCTGTAGTCAGAATACCGATGAAAGTGCCTGGATTGGCTTCCATCTCTGCTTTCGATTTAGCATTGATACCTTCGATATGTTGAATCAGTTCATTCATGATTAAGCAACCTTTGTCATCTGGATTAATTTGAAACCTTCTTCAGCAAGAGTTTTTGCATCGTCATCATCTTCAAAACCATACTCAGTAGCAAAATCCATGCTACTTGTGTAGTAGATGGTGGCAGTATCAATGTCAACACCGTAGGTGTCCATTACATATTTGAAGGTTTTTGCGGTCTGGATATTTCCAGCAATCAAGTTTCCGGCACCCATGTAAATCTCAAGGCCACCGTTTTCAGCACCGATAAAAATTGTTTCGTTAGTCATGATTACCTCTCTCTGTATCTCTCACTTACATTATTAATATAGTGGGTCTCAGAGAGAATTGCAAGGGCTAATCGCCAATTTTTTTCAAAAAAGTTGGCAAAAAAATTCCAGAAATATTGGGGGCTGTAAGTGTATGATATTGTTGGTTTTCTGGTAACACGAAAACAAACTTAGTAGTGCTATGCTTCCTTGCAAACCAGTCAAGATACTTGACTCGATTGATATTGTCTAGGTGATTCGCATGAGTCTCAGGTCCATATCCTTCCTGATTCTTGAACAAATTATCCTCTGATAAGTCCTTGTCTTTCAATAGAAAATCAAAACCAAGACAATAAAGTTTCTTATGCTCACGCCGAATCGCTTCTAGCATTGCATTCATACCAGCATTGCTTCTTTTGCGTCTTGGCGAATAATCAGCATCTTCCCAACACTCGTCTTCTGGTGGAAAGATAATTCTCCCATCCGAACCAAATACTTCATCATTTGCTTCGATAATAGTTTGAAAAGATTTGTCGATAGAAACCAGATAATCGTATTTGTTGAACTCACGATAAAGAGCATTACATCCAAAGATGGTGCCTTTACCTACAAGTGCATTTAAGTCAACAGGTTTACGACTAACTCCGTTTCCTACGATAAATGCTGTCTTCATCGTCTATCTCACTTTCTTCATCCATATAACTCATAGCGTAATCTTTCAAGTGTGTCTTGAAATTTTTAATCGGTTTACGCTGTTCTTTAATCCTCTTAAAATCTCTTTCTTCTTCTGATTGGGGAGACTTTTTATTCTTAGCCATAGTAGTGACCTATCTTTCTTTCACCAGTTTTTAGACAAGTTTGGAAATGCTTCTGCTACTAGTTTTTTGGTAATGGACTTGAATGGCAACTTCTTATCCTTCATACCAAGTAGAACTTTAGCATCGCCGGGGTCAACAGACTCAAGCATCTCAATAAAGAGTTGCTCTCTGCGAACCTGTTTCAAATTTCTTTGCGTGTCAGTATTACCTTCAATAAAAAGATACATTCTTCTTAACTCTGATACGAGTCTACCTTCACCTTCAAGACCTGTTGCAAGAGGCTTGTATGGTGGATTACCCTCTGGTAGTAACCATTTTACATTCGGGTCATATGTCCAACCAAGCACTTGCTTGAGAGGTGCGCCACTATATTCCTGTAGTTTCGCAATCTTCTCTTTCTTGGTTTTACACTTTTCGACTTCTTCAAATATTTCGTAGAAAGTCTTTCTCATTAAAATTCTCCAATATGTTCCATAAGATTTTTCAATTTGTTTTTGATAAAGTAATTTAGCAATCCCTTTTTAGGAATCACATATTCGTCATACTTTTTATTTATATTATCACTTATATGTGATGGAATCATGCCAAGATTGACTAGAGACTCATTGCGCTTATAGTTACGCAACATCATATCATTACAAAAATCAACAGGGTCTAGACTAATCCATGTGTCCAGTTTTTTGGACATAAGTGGCTTTTGTCTTTGTCCTGTAACAATCACATTATCACCAGACAAGAAGTTTGGAACACCATCACCTCTATCACCCTTCATAATATGCTCTCGTAAGAATGCTTCTGGATTGTTGATACGAATCCATTTCTTTGTGATAGGCGAGAACTGTTCAACATTCGCATACTTCTGCAATTGTCCAAAGTCTTTATCACCAGACAAGATGAGAATAGGCTCTTCACCTTCTGCTTTGAGTGTTCGACCGAAGCGATTGCAGAGAGTGCCAATGATATCATCCGCCTCTGCTGTTTCTACTTGTAGCACACGATAAGGAAAGTTCTCTTTCAGTTCATCACGAATCTTGTTCAGAACTGTAAAGATTTTATTCCAATCTAGTGGAGACTTTTCTCTGTCAGTTTTTCTATGTGCTTTGTAATAGGGGAATATTTGTTTGCGCCAGTAGTTCTTGTCATCACAACAGATAACAAGTTCACCATACTGTTTACCAAACTTGCCTTTGTATAGACGAATGCTGTTCAGCACCATGTGTCTCACAAGGTCTTCTTCGATTTCATTATTTCGATTGTTTCCAATCTGCACCATCAGGTTAGAAATCATCACCTGATTCAAATCTAAGAGTATCATAACCTTTACTCACTTTACCATCCTAATAATATTTAGGGTCACTCCTTAATAACCTTAATGCAGTTTTTTCCGCCACGAGAATATTTTTCCATTCTACCACGATACTCATCAACCAAGTTTTGCTCGACTTTCTCCATCAACTGCTTCTTACCGAAAGTAGTTCCATAGTAGTTACCAGTTAAACCGCCTTGCCAGTCTTTCTTTGTTAGGTTCAAACCATAACACAATAGTTTGACTGCACCTTCGATTACATTCCATGTCACCATCAGATAATATCCATCTCTTTTAGAGTATGCACCACCACGCCATTGTTCACCACTGGTGCATTTGATTTCAACTGGTACACCATTGTAGCGTATGTCTGGCTCACTATCTACTTTAGGAGCGACAGCACCCTCAATGGTGTTTTCGATGTTAGTCTCTAACAATCCAGACAAGTCTTCTGACAACTGCTTATTGCTTTTACGCAATCCCTTTGAGTTATAGAAGTTGATACAGTCCAAAAAGTCTTTCTCAGTCTTCAAGAGAACTTCACCAAAATTCGTAAACATTATGTATCTCCTCACTCAGTTACAGAATCAGTCTACACACTTATGGACAATGTGTCAAGGCAAATTTACAATTTTAAGTAAGTTAATTCATGTACTCCACCAAGGTCGCCCTTTGCAAAGACATTAAATGCAAGACTTACTCGTTGTCCTTTAAGCACCTCTGGCACAGAGTGAATCGTATTGGATGGGAAAAGTAATAAATCATGTTGCTGTGGGTACATTATAAATGTGTCATGCTCAAACTCATTACTATCGTTTGGATTGGGAACAAGAATATTTGGCAATATTTTTGAGAATTGTATTATGTCATAATTATGTTCAACTTGTGGATAGTAAACACCAGACACAATTGAGTTTGCATGAGTGTGTGCTGGATGAGATTGCCCTCTCACCGCATAGTTACACCAAGACAGTGTGATGACTGGTTGATGCTTTTCTAAATTCCAACATTGAACATTTTCCACATAGTGTCGAACACAATGTAACATACTTTCTTTGAGGTTGCTCAATTCTTCATGCTCAAGAACAAAAGTATCAACCGATTTTTCATTTCCAATATTTTTTACTCGCTCTAAATTTAGAATGACTTCTTTTTCATTATCATTAAGAACATGAGCATTATTGTAAACCCCTACTGTGGTAGGGAACATCTTAATAAAACTACTTTTTACTTCCTGTGTCATTACTAACTTCCTCAATCCTTTTCATTAACCAATTTCGGATAATAACTTCTTGGTCAGTGTATAATCCTTTATTCAACACTTCCATTCTATCCAATTCATTTTGCAAAATACGCTGAATCATCAAATCCTCACTAGATGGCATCATATACTCCTCTGGCACTTTGCCCCATCCTACAACTCTATCCCAATCTCGTTGAGTGTATCTACTCATCGTCATCATCATCAAAAATCATTGATGGAAATGAACCCTCATCATCATCTTCTTCCATATCAGTCAACTGAACTGCTTCATCAATCTGTTCATGAAGTGGATGATACAATCCCATATTACGATACATT